GACAGTGAAGGACCGCTTAGGCGGTTCTTTACTCGTGAAGAAGCATTGCGGTTTATGGGAGACGATGATTCGTTGAAATTAGAAGCGCTACCAAGACCAAAGAAGGAAAGGATTGACCTTTCAATATTTGAAGATGCTCCTTTTTAGATAAATAATTTGTAGGAGAACATATGAACAAATACTGGAAAAAACTTTGTACACCAGAAGAGAATGCAAGGCAGTTTGGAGCATTAAAGATGCTTGCTGCAGGGCTTACATTTCTTTTTGTAATCTGGTTTTTAGGAATGCAATGAGTAATGATTGCATAGATAATGAGAAGCTTAGGCAGATGAAGAAAGGAAACTTTCTAATCATTGCTATTGCAATCCTAATACCGATTTTAGTAGTAGTAGCATTGAGTAATTAAAATTGTTGTATATCCTTCCGATCGAAGGCATGTTGGACGAGGGTTCGATTCCCTCCACCTCCACCATAAAGAAACTATGACGCGCAGAGAAGAAAGTCGCCAACTAAGAGTTTTTTGCATATGCGCGGCACTAATTATATTTGCAATAGTTTTTTTATGATGGGGGTGACCAGGTTTCGACAGCGTGAGATAGAAAAGACGGCAACACGGGAATGTGAAACTCGTTAGGATTGGGGATACCCGGTCGTAGAAGCAATTAAGTAACCGCAAACGATGAAAAGTTCGCATTGGCAGCCTAAACTAGGCTAGTCGGAGTTTTGATGGTTGAGCTTGGCAACAGAATCAACCATCCCGAATTGGTAAGTCTTTGCTACGCATGAGCACCCGGTACATTGAAACCTTGGACTCTTTTGATAGTGACAAACTGATTATTACTTTATTAACTTTATTAAGGAATTAACATGAAAAAACTTATCGCACTTATCGCAACAGCATTTGCTGTAACAGCTTTCGCACAAGCCCCTGCTAAGAAAGAGGAGCCAAAGAAAGATGCTCCAAAAGCAGAAGCTAAGAAAGACGAAAAAGCTAAGAAGTAATTATTAAGAGTTGGTGGTTCTCTTTAAAACCACCAATTAACCCAACGAGGTAATATGCTTATACCACAAGAAACATTAAACACAGAATATTGGGCTCACAATTGTAGCGCAAAAGACGGTGCACTAACATATACAACAAATCGCGCGCGTTGCTTTGCATGCAACAAAACAAAGACACAGGCAACTGCTGATGGGGAAGTGGTAACACCTACAACAGAATAGGATATAGTATGAGTGAAGAAGTAATATCGGAATACGTTGACATTGTTGATCAAATACAAAACACATTAATTATGGAAGATCTTCCTAAAACAACAAGAGCCGTTCTTGTTGAGTCAATGAAAGAAATTGAGAGTTTACGTAGCGCTTTGCAATTATTTTCAGATGAATTTGAGAATAATCAAAAGATGGATGAGGCTAAAGCAGCACAAAGTTGACATTGTAGGAGGACATATAATATAAATACTCCTATGTTTACAGTAAACCCCAATATACTTTTACATAGTAATCCAACTTGTAATAGAGAAGTAGCTGCGGTTAGACTATTTTCAAAGTCAATTGACTATTTTGATAAAGATGGATTTGAGTTAACAGAGCTTGAACGTGAGTATTATTTTGTTAATGGATACAAGCTAGATAATACGCTTAACCACCATTGTTACCAACAACCATGGTTTAGCTTAGATAAGGATACTGATAATTTTTATTTGGATCATTGCACCATTCTCCATAGGTGCGACTATACAGAAGATGCATATAGACAACTTCTGCTTTTTCAACCCAAACTTCCCAAGCTAACATATCTTATTCAATGTAAGCAAAAATGGGGAGTTGATTTCTGTCTCGATTACTTCACGGGAGAAGAGATGTATGAAGTAATACACATCGAGTCGGATTTCTTTACTTTAGAGGAGTGTACTGCCTATAAGGAAAACATCGAGAAGTTTGTCCTTGCCACTGATTGGAAGGACGCAGCGAAGCGATTGATAGCAAAGAAGGACCTTTGGTCTTCTTTAATCGGATTTGCACAGAACGATTGGAAAGCCAGATTTTTTGGTTTCCCTAAAGCAGAACTAACCCATAAAGCTCTAGCGTACTAACGTACTAAACAAAAAAAACCAAAAGTACAACTTGCGCCGCATACTAATGCAATAAAATGCTAGTAGACATTTATGCCGTCTTATGGTATAATGCATAGAGCTGTAACAAATAAAGGAGGTATTATGAATAGGACGCTTTCCGTGCCTAGACTTAAAAACTTCGAACTAATGTTCAGAGGAGTTTTCTTTTTGGTAGGTCTACTTATTGTAGGCTTTTTGATAAACACTGCAGTTAGTATTAGAATTGATAATCATAATAAGATTACAGGATTGCCAGCTCATCTATCCGTTAAGGAAAGAGAGCAGCAAATACAATGTTTAACGCAAAACATTTACTGGGAAGCAGCATCAGAACCATTTGAAGGTAAGGTTGCTGTAGCACAAGTAACAATGAATAGAATGAACAGTGGTAAATTTCCTACTACTGTTTGTGGAGTCGTACAGCAGCGTAATGTATTCTATGACAAAGTTGTATGTCAGTTTTCTTGGTTTTGCGAATCAACATACAAAACAAGACCTGTACATCCAAAGCTTTGGGAAGAAAGCGAAGCTGTAGCAAAGAAAGTATTGTTGGAGGGATTCAGACTTCCTTCCCTCAAAGAGGCTCTTTATTATCATGCGGACTATGTAAATCCTAAATGGAATAAAGAAAAGATTGGCAAGATAGGCTTGCATATATTTTATAAGGATAAACCAGATGGAAAAATTTGACGTGTACTTTAATACTTTCAAAAATATCGTACGAGACAAGTTTTCACATTTATCATCCGAAGCCATTGGATGGTTGGCGGTTGTCTTTATTCATTGTGCAACGATTCCTTCCGTACTATCATTAATACTTGGAATGTCTGATAAGCTTCCCTCACTCGATGTTGTTATGTTTGCATGGGGAGGTTTATTGTTATTGTTTATACGCGCCTTAATTGTAAGAGATATGTTGCATATTATTACAATCGGCCTTGGATTTTTCATACAAGCATTTTTGCTAGGATTGGTTGTGTTTAAATAATGAGTGAGCAAGAGATTAATGCAATCATCAACGTACAAGACTTCATTGAGACGATTGAAAGTATTGTAGAAGAAAAAAGAATGGAGTACCTTGATGCCGTCTTATATTATTGTCAGCAAACAGGTCTTGAGATAGAGACGGCTGCTGAGTTAATAAAAAAGAACGCAAAATTAAAAGCACGAGTAAGAGTTGATGCTGAAAGTGCTGGGTATCTTCCTAAATCCGCAAAACTACCTATATGAAGTAAACTATGACTGGTTATGAGGCATACAAGTTGTATGTCGCTTTGAAGAATCATTTTAATTCAGACACATATGACTATTTCCGCTATGGCGGAAAGACAAGAGCAAACGCACAGTCGTTTGAGATGAGACCTGACAAGTACTTCTTCATGAAGTTGGCTAAGCATAAGGATCCTGAGAAATATATCTTAGCCAACATTATTGAAGATAGCGCAAACGTTTGGGTTGGGGAACTTGTAAACGAACAAAAGGCAGAAGATAACTATAAGCGCTGGCTTAATAGACAAGAATCTCTTTCCTACTTGTTTACTAATGAGCTTGATCAATTAGATCCTAATTACAATTCAAATTTTGTAGTTGGAAGTAATAACCACCCTCCTCTCTTAAAACTATTAATCCACAATAAAATAACAATTGAGACGTTAATCATACTTAATGATATGTGTGGATTTTTTAGACATTGGAACAGGCAAATTGAGGAAGACATTATATGGCCAATGATACACAAGAAGTGTAAAAAGTACAGGCCGTTTCTTAAGTTCGACAAAGATAAACTTAAACAAATTGTAGTTGACAAATTTACAACATTAAAGTAATATAAATACTTCTATACTATGGTAGTTTGTGGATACGACGAATATACATTTTAATACAACGCTTATACGGAGAAAATTATGAGCTCATTTGCATCACTCAAGAAGAACCGCGGATCACAATTTGACAAGCTGATCAACGAAGTTCAAAAACTAAACACCCCCACCCAAGGTTCACAAGAAGATACACGTTTCTGGAAACCAGAAGTTGATAAGGCTGGTAATGGCTATGCTGTTATTCGCTTTTTGCCAACTCCTGGCGATGATGGAGACGAAGGTACTCCATATGTACGTATTTGGGATCATGGCTTTCAAGGTCCTGGTGGCTGGTACATTGAGAAGTCTCTTACAACACTTGGTCAGAAAGACCCTGTGTCGGAATACAATAGCCAGTTATGGAACTCTGGCATCGAAGCTAACAAAGAACTTGTACGTAAGTACAAACGTCGCCTTTCGTTTATCTCTAACATCTATGTTGTGAAAGATCCTGCCCATCCTGAAAATGAAGGCAAGGTTATGTTATTTAAATATGGTAAGAAGATTTGGGATAAGATTGAACTTGCTATGAATCCAGAGTTTGAGGATGAGAAAAAAATTAATCCTTTTGACTTATGGGAAGGGGCTAACTTTAAGATTAAGATTCGTAAGGTTGAAGGATATCGTAACTATGACAAATCTGAATTTGAAGATGCAGCTCCTCTTCTAAACGACGATGATGAATTGGAAAACATATGGAAGAAAGAATATTCACTTCAGTCTTTCTTAGATGCTAAAGAATTCAAATCTTATGACGAATTAAAGACGCGTTTAAATAAAGCTCTTGGTTTAGATGGTAGTGCAGCTGCTGCTCGTCAATCTGTAACAGAGTCAAACGCTGCTCCTTGGGATGAGGAATCAACCCAATCTGCTCCTAAGCAAAAAACTGTCGCTGCAAAGTCGGCGCCCACAAAGATGCCAGACCTAGACGATGATGATGAAGGTTTAGACTTCTTTAAGAAGTTAGCAGAAGAAGAGTAAAAAGAAAGCCCCGAAAGGGGCTTTTTTAATTATGGGAGTTCTGTATATCTTGATATGGCTGCTGTATGCTGTCCTCCAGCACCTACAGCAGTCCATGAGCTAGATCCAATTTGAACTGGACTGGATCTATTAGTGAGAGTGCCATCCCCCAATTGACCATTAGTGTTAACACCCCATGCAAATAATGTAAATGTTCCACCAGCACGAATAGCTAATGTATGTCTGTAGCCAGCAGATACTGCTGTCCAAGAACTAGATCCAATTTGGACTGGACTAGATCTAGAAGTGGTTGTACCATCTCCTAATTGGCCTTCCGCATTACGTCCCCAAGTAAACAGCGTATTGCCAGACCTAATAGCTGCCGTATGCTGACTTCCAGCACTCACAGCTGTCCAAGAACTAGATCCAATTTGGACTGGACTAGATCTAGAAGTGGTTGTACCATCTCCCAAGTGGCCAAAATTATTATATCCCCACGTAAATAAAGTGCCTCCTAATCTAAGGGCCACTGTATGATTATTACCAGCAGACACTGCAGTCCAAGAGCTAGTTCCTACTTTAAGAGGAATTGGTTGAAGAGATGGTGGATTATTTCCAACTGTTACTGGACTGGACTTACTAACGGTTGTTCCATCTCCAAATTGGCCGTTTGGGTTGGAACCCCAAGTAAACAACGTACCGCCAGACCTAATAGCCGCCGTGTGCACAAGGCCAAGAGACAGTGCAGTCCATGAGCTAGATCCAATTTGTACTGGACTGGACTTACTAACAGTTGTACCGTCTCCTAGTTGGCCTTGAAGGTTACCTCCCCATGCAAATAATAATCCATCGGATCTAATAGCAGCTACATGACTGCCACCAGCAGACACGGCAGTCCATGAGCTAGATCCTATTTGTACAGGACTAGATTTAAGAGTGGTTGTGCCATCTCCTATTGTTGTGCCGCTACCCCAAGTAAATAATGTACCACCAGAACGAATAGCTATACTATGAGCAGCCCCAGCACTTACTGCTGTCCAAGAACTGGATCCGACTTGTCCTGGATTGATATCAAAAGCTAATATACCAGTTCCAATTTGAACTGGACTTAATCTAGTAGTAGTTGTACCATCTCCCAATCGCCCAGCATTATTATAACCCCATGCAAACAATGTACCCCCAGAACGAATAGCTGCTGTATGACCATCCCCCCCAGTAACGAATACTCGAGAAACCCCTCCAGCGCTTACTGCTGTCCAAGAACTGGATCCAATTTGCACTGGACTAGACCTATTAGTGGTTGTACCATCTCCCAATCGACCGCTACCATTAAATCCCCAGGCAAATAATAATCCATCAGACCTAATAGCTTCTGTATGCACAAATCCAACAGACACAGCAGTCCATGAACTAGATCCTAATTGAACAGGACTAGATTGACTTCCCATGTCGATGCTATTCCCAACTGTTACAGGACTAGATTTACTAATGATAGAACGATCGCCTAAGGCTCCAAATTGATTATCTCCACATGTAAACAAATAGCCATCAGACCTAATAGCTGCTGTATTGTAGACACCAACGGATACTGCAGTCCATGAGCTAGATCCTATTTGAGTTGGGCTGGATTTACCAACCGTTGTATCATCTCCTAATTGGCCATTATTATTAGATCCCCACGTAAACAAATAGCCATCAGATCTAATAGCTGCTGTGCGCCCTGCACCAGCAGCTATTTTTGTCCATATGTCAGATCCAATTAGTACTGGACTGGAAGTAGCAGAAGTAGTTCCATGCCCTAATTGGCCAACAATATTACCTCCCCACGTATACAACAACCCATCGGATCTAATGGCTGCTGTATGATTATAGCCAACAGACACAGCAGTCCATGAGCTAGATCCTATTTGAACTGGACTGGATCTAGTAGTGGTTGCACCATCTCCCAATTGGCCACTAGTACCGAGTCCCCACGTAAATAAGGTACCGCCAGAACGAATAGCTGCTGTATGACTACCACCAGCAGCCACGACAGTCCATGAGCTAGATCCTAGTTGTATTGGACTAAACACCGCTGGTTCAGAATTATTTCCAATTTGTACTGGACTAGACTTACTAACAGTTGTATTATCGCCCAATTGGCCATAATTATTGAATCCCCATGTAAACAATGTACCACCAGATCTAATAGCAGCTGTATGTCCATTACCAGCCCCTACAAATGTCCATGAACTAGATCCAATTTGAACTGGGCTGGATTTGCTAACATTTGTGCCATCTCCTAGTTGACCAGATCCCCAAGTTCCCCACGTAAATAATGTACCACCTGATCTAATAGCTGCTGTATGGCTACCACCAGCAGATACTGCCGTCCACGAACTAGATCCAATTTGAACTGGACTTGATCTGGTATTAGTTGTGCCGTCTCCTAATTGGCCACTACTATTAGATCCCCATGCAAATAATATTCCATCAGAATGAATAGCAGCTGTGTGACTATAGCCGGAAGCTACAACAGTCCATGAACTGGATCCTATTTGAACTGGGCTCGATTTATTGACAGTCGTTCCATCTCCTAATTGGCCATCAGTATTACGTCCCCACGTAAATAAGGTACCGCCAGAACGAATAGCAGCTGTGTGATCGTGTCCAGCAGCCACAGCAGTCCAGGAACTGGATCCTATTTGAACTGGGCTGGATTTCACACTCCCTATTCCAGATCCAAAGTTATCCCCTACTTGACCAAAGTAATTAAAACCCCAGGCAAATAATATTCCATCGGATCTAATAGCAGCTACATGGGCGTCCCCAGCAGACACAACAGTCCATGAGCTAGATCCAATTTGAACTGGACTGGACTTGGCAACTGTTGTGCCATCTCCCATTGCTGAACCGGTACCCCAATTAAATAATAATCCATCAGACCTAATAGCTGCTGT